AGATGGATTCTTATACTTGATAAAGGAATTCTCATACGTACGGCCTACGAAATAATTGAGTTGATTATTTTCATCGTAGGAAGGTACGATTAAACGTCCTTCGTACTCTCCTTTCGTACAGTATCCTATATTATACCGTATAAAGTCTACGTCGTTTAGGCCTCTTCCGTAAAGGTATTTTCTGAGTCTGTTAGCTATGACGCTTTGGTGAGATGCAGAAAAGAGAGGTTGAAATTCTTCGGGTAATTTTACTACGGTATTCTCTTCGTAATATATCTTATCTCCTTTGCGTACATGCCGTAAAATCTCTATAGCTGTATCTCTAGGAACTTTAAGCTGTCTTAAGAGAGATTTAATCGTACGTCCACGAGTATTACATACCCAGCATTCCCATGGATTTTTGCCATTCTCATCCGTAGCCATCTTAACCTCTAGTTTAGGTTTTCGATGATTACAGAAAGGGCAATGGAATGCGTAGTTATCCCTTGCTCTAGGAGAGCCTTTCCCGAGAAGGTTCTCTATATAACCAAGTAGTATAGAATAATCCATATATTACCCAATGTAATGTAAGATAAGAAGAATGAGTCTAAATGTCAACTAGTTTTAGAGCTCCATCCTGTCTGACCATTACATTGCTGGGTCGGATGTCTAGTTCGTCTGGGTCTATACCAAATCTTTGGGCTTCTCTTTCTACGGCGTCTGCAAATTCGTCGGGGACTTCGTCTTCTTTAAATTCCCCTAAAACTTCCATTTGAATAATTCCTAGTTTAGGATTGATTCTCTCTACATCGTAGATATAAGCAAAGTTATTAGTTTTCTTTCTTTTGAGCTTCCTAGCGTGTTCTATCTCTAGCTCGTCGGTTGTAACTTTATAGATTCTTCCGTTCAAAAGATATGCTGCTCCGTAATCACCGGATCCAATATACTTTCCACCTTTGTCTTTGATCTTATCTACTTCTTCTTCAAAGTCTGGATCGTACTGTAGTATTTCGGATATGATTCTATAAAGCTTCATAGGCTCAGCGGCCCTGTCCACGGTAGCGCTTTAAGTAGTTTTTAGAACTTTTGATCTTGCTAGATCTTTTCTTGGAGTGAACACCCTTTCTTTTTCTAGGCGGATGACTAATGAATGCGGTACCTGAGGACTTTTTTGCCATTATTTATTACATTTACAATCGGAACATTTACAATCGTTCGGATCCTTTATCTTTATTTTTAAATTACCAGAACCCTTAATAACTCGGTGATAAACTCCCTTTGGTATAAATATCCAAGTTATTGGTTGAGGTAGCTCATTATCGAACTGAAAAAGCCAATCTGTAGGTTCTACGGCTTCTACAATACGGTCTTCTTCATCCCGGTGCCAGACTAGTTCATCTTCAGAGACGTTTTGATCTATCTCTCTAAAGCGATATATACCCTTCTCCTCTTCTGTATAAGGTCTACCAGTATCCACTAAAGTTTCTATTCCCTCCTAATGACTTCCAGTAACGGCCAATATTGCAGGACCAGTAACCGGCTTTTGTTTTATCTTTTTTCTTATCGCAGTTATGACGAGCTGCAAAAGAAGCTCTTGCTCTGGGCTCATTAATTTTTACAGACAGGTTGCCTGAGTCTCCGAAGTTTACTTTGACTACGTTTCCTTTTTTGTTTTTAACGTATACGAAGAATTTTTTAGGCCCGCCTCTTTTAGGTTTATTGAGAGGTACGTTTCTACCTCTATACTCAGCCTCATCGACCATAGGAAGGTCTAAAGGTACTTTTTCTCCCTCATAAATTCCATACTCTCCAATATCTGTAGTTTCTAAAAGATTTAGATCTTCTTCTGAGAGTTGGATTGCGCCTTCATTTACAAGCTTTCTTGCTTCGGCAAATAATTCTACAAAAGCGTCGGATGAGTACCGGTAGACATTATCATGGAGAGAGAGATTATTCTCTAGATGGTATTCGATACCGGGAATTGTGTGTAATACTTCTACGAGTTTAATCATACTATAAAAAGTCCTTTCTGTAGAACTTGCCTAAAATGTTATCGTTTATATATTCGTTGTCTTTTTCTAAGACTCCATTTATAAATAGATATTTTGTCTCGTAGTACGTTAAGAGTTTCTTCGTAGGTACGAATTTAAGAATAGTTCTTTTAAAATCCGACTCTTTTCCTTCTTTTACTAGCTTTTTAATCTCAGCTTGAGATCCGTAGTATGTCTTCCAATCAGATTCTTTGATTACCGTACGCTTACGCTTGTACCCTTTCAAAGGTGGGAGCTTGCGCGTAAACTGTAGCACTTTCTTACCTAGGTACTTTCTACCGGTTGGGATGTGTTCTACTTCATAAATGAATCCGAAAGTATTCTCCGGCATATCTTCTATACTATCTACAACCTTTTCTTCAAAAAACCACATTAACTGTTTTCTAATTTTTCTATTCTGTGTTTGAGTTCTTTTACAGCCTGAATGAGTGCTGGTATGAGTTTTTCGTATCGAACCGCTTTATATCCGTTTGTTCTAGTTTGTACTAGTTCAGGGAAGATACTTTCTACTTCCTGGGCTATTACTCCGTAATCATGTCCTGAGTGCTCTTCTTGGTTATCTTCGTTCCAGTTAAATTCGTAGCCTCCCAGTCCTGCTACTTTATCAAGAGCACCGTCTATTAATACAATATCTGTTTTTAGTCGTTGATCCGATGAATAATAGGCAAACACATCACCTGTTGCTCTAATTACCCCATCTACATCTAAAGATCCTGTAGTTCTCAGAGATCCGGTGAACTCATGGAGATCATCCATAGAATCGCCAAACTTAGTAGATCCGCTACTGTATATAATAGAGGATGATACTATGAGAGTATTGTACTGGCTAGCGCTTACTATTCCATTAACAGTAAGGTTGCTTGTAATGATGAGCGAACCTGTTATCTGCTGGTTACCGTTAAACTGGTTGGAGGCTGTAGTAGCATAGCTTCCTGTTACCAGCTGTAGGGCATCTAATCTACCTTCATTAGATGTAACTCTAGTAGAAAATGAAGCGCTAGGAGCTGTAAACGATCCACTTATATCCGATGCAAGCTGAATAGAACTAGAAACAAGCCCTGCCGGCAACTGAGCAGAACTGGAGATAATTCCTGCCGGCAACTGAGCAGAACTGGAGATGATATCTGCTGGTATGTTCGAAAGATCGGTGTAAGATACTCCTGTAACTCCATCGGTAACAATTAAAGAGCCAGTAATCTCAACATCGCTCGTAATGTTGTAAGAAGACCCGGTAGGTTGAAAGGGGCCTGTATTGTCCATTGAACCGGATAAAACATTATCCGCATTCATTTTAGATTTGACACCGGATGTAAACTGAACGTCGGAGGTGTTAAGAGTTAAAGCTCTACTTGTTGTAATACTACCTCCACCTGTTACCCCTCCTGTTCCTGTTATCGAAACTGTAGTATGGTCAACATGCTCATTAGCATCGAAGTTTGTAGTCTGATCATGGTCAACCTGGATAGATCCTGAAATCACTCCCGCAGCCATAGGGATTCCGGTCAACCCAGAGCCATCACCAAAAAACGATCCCGAAAATCCTAAAGACGAGCTTACGGATCCTGAAACGAATAGTGAACCTGATAGGAGTGAGTAGTTAGCCATTAGGTCAATCTAATCTGAATAAAGTTTCCGTTTCTATAAAGCCCTCCTACCGGTACGTTGCCTGCAGCTGCTGCAATATCATCAGCATAACTTGTTGCAAATACCTTCGGCAGGTATACATACTCTCCAGTAACGTTTAGTACCGCTTGAGCAGGAGTTCCTAATTCTACTGATCCTGTGACTTTAAAAGATCCGGTAACGTGTAGAGATCCTGTAAAATCATGCACGTCATCTTGCGAGTCTCCAAACTTTGATGAACCACTCTTATAAATGATAGAGGAAGAAACAACAAGAGTATTAAAGGACGTAGCACTTACCTGACCTTGTACGTTTAGGGATCCTGTTATATCTATGTTCGATGTAGCCGAGTAAGTAGATCCTGTCGCTGCAAAGACAGAGTAAATTGTATACGGAGTTCCAGGATCTAAGCTCTGGGATTTGAAGAACGTAATTGTCTGGCCTGCAACAGAAGCGGAGTAAAAATACTCTCTAAAGTTGTTGTCCATCTCTGTATGTGTCAGAGCAGATCCTTTTGTATTTCTAAATGTTATTCCCATTTTCTTTTAAAATAGTGCTATTCCTACATAGTATCCCGCTGGTACCTTTACTGCATTTCTATAAACAGGTCTCTCTCCAGGTTTGACAGCTTTATTAATTGCTATTTGCATACTTTTAGACGATGAAGTTTTAAGAGTATGCTTTGCTCCAGCTACAACTACTTGGTATTCACCTCCTTTTGCAAATTCTTCAGCGTTTTTAACTATATGTTTTATTAGAGCATCATTAGACTTGAAGGAAGGTGCCTGCTTATCTACTGTTTCTATCTCTCCTTTTGCTGCTAGATTATCTACCGTAGATTGAGCCTGTGCTCTAGGAACTCCAGCGCCAAGAAGAGCTGCTAAAAGTGCAGCTCCCGTAATAGCATTCTTGATAGGCCCTTCCTCTATCTGCTCGTTTTTTCTATTTTTGCAATGTTTTGGATCAGATTTACTGTAGAAGGACTTAGGACAAGAAGTCCCCTTCTTATGCATATGTCCACACCTCATACAGCAGGTGCTCTTTTTAGCAATTTCCTCTTCGAGTACTTCTAAAACAATATTTTTAAGATTTACTCTCATTTGATACAGATTACTTTAGTTGAGCCTGACCCTCCAAGTTGGGTAGCCGTCTGTGTAAATAAGTCTCCGGGTGCTAGTCCTGCATCCGATGTTGGCAGAGTGTCTAAGCTTCTAATCTGACGTAGTGAGAGCGTATGAGTATCTCCCCTCCCGGTAACAGGTACTGCTGAGCTCCCTGTATAGTGAAGCTGTATTGCTGATCCAGAGTAGGAGCTAGAATAGTAGAGGGATCTAAAATTAGTATCCATCTGCGCATATGTAAGCGCTTCTCCTTTTACTGCTCTTAATGTTATATTGTTGTTATCTGCCATTATTATTATTACATGTCTAACGTAACTACAAAAGTCATATCAGTATCTTTAGATTTAGGTACAGGTTGACCGAGTTTAGCAACCGCAACTAATTCTTGTGCATCATTAAAAAGACCTATTGATGTGACATAAGGTTTAAAATAACTACCAGAGATGTTATCGGCAATTTTTCCATCGCTTCCTGACATCGCAGAAGGATTTAAGCTGTAAATTAATTCAGAATCCTTTACTTTACAGTTGTAGTTATAAGTATAAATAGGTTGATTCGATTTCCATTTTAGTACCGGGCGTAGATATCTTGTATAATACCTTGCTACATCCGAGTCTGTTAGCACCACTTGTCCATGTGTGTATATAATATCTCCTACATTGACCGTAGTTACTGCTCCAGATCCAGATAAAGAGCTAGAAAAGAATAATCTTCCTGCTCCATCATCAATAATTTCTCTACGATGCTGTATTCTAGGAATATCTACGTATTCTCCTCCTGCAGCCGGTGTTTCTAAAACGTAATCACCTTCATCGTCTAGATAGTCCTCTATCTCTCCTGGATTAGTAATCGATCCGAGGAGAGTATCTATATTTTCAATATAAAAATTCGTACCATCTATCGCATCTCTAGAATAATCAACCGTTACGTACTCGTCTACAGAGCCGGATTGAAAATCTAAAACGAAGGTATTTGGCTGAATATGAGTTCCAACTATATTCCTAGGTACTGAAATAACCCCAATCTCTTCAGTAATAACTCTAGATCCGGTTGTAAAGGAAGACTGTAAGAAATGTTCGTAAGATCCTGAATTAGCTGATTCCTGAACAAATCCTTTATAGTAAAGGTGGTTTATACTTTGCCAAGTTAACGTTTCGTATCTGTTGGAGTATAGATCTTCGGGATTGAGAAAATTAGGAGAAGATCCAGATACGCCTCGAACAATCTCTATACCGTAATCAGAAATTACGCTTCCACTAGCCAACCAGCTCTTTTTAGCAGAGTAGGCTGTTACATAAACATCCTGCCGATTGAATTTTTTGAAAGCGCTCATTCATTAATAGTCAAGCTTGATTCTTACAAGAGCTTCTTTGGTAAAATCTTTGACAAGTGGTCTAGAAAGCTTAGCTACAGCTAGTAGGTCGTTAGCGTCGTTATAAAGTCCGATAGTTGTAATAAAGGACTGTGGCTGTTCAATCATCACGCTATGTCTTAGTTCTCCTGAACCTGTAATCAGGGAAGGGTTCGTTGAGTAATTGAATTCACTATTGCGAGCCCGAATGAAGACAAAGTTGGAGGATACGGTCTCTTCCGATGTTACCTTAAAGGAGTTGCCTGATTTAAGTGCTTCGTAAAGTGGAAGAGCATTTTCAGCATCTGTGTTAGAACCTCTATTTATTCCTAATGCAATTCCCCCCTCTATGTTCGTTGCTGCTGTTAACGCCTTAGTGTTAAGGAGAATCAATCCAACATCAGGAAGCAATTTACCCCAAGATCCGGTGTTGGCTAATGAAGCGGAATAGGTAGATCCGTCTTTTTTGTAGAGTTCGTACTCTCTACCTGCATCTGTAAACGTCTGTGTTGTAACGTAAGGGCTACTGTCGATGAGAGTAATCGACCCTGTGTTTCCTAGAACTAGCTCAAAAGTTCCTGGTAGTAGCTTTTCTTTATATCTTGATCTCTCTAAGGAAATAACATGGAAGTAATCAGCTGCTACACCTCCAAAGAGAATCTCTGATTCTTCATCTCCTTTGATTAAATTTCTATATTGACGATATACTGTTTTTGTAGGAGAAACATGGCTGATCCCCTGATCAATCCAAAGAGATCCCGAACCCTGTTTATCAGCATAGGCAATATTAAACTGAAGCTCAGATGTATTGACCGATGGATTACCGTTCCATACCTGAAGATAGTAATCACCCGAGGTAGCCTGAGCCTGAGTCGATGATGTTACCATCCCGGAGGCAGCAAGAGTAACCAGGTTGTTAGACCATGCCGGAGATGTTACGGATTCGGCACTGATTACAATATCGTCTGTTTCTAATCTCTTGTAAGACATATCTGTTAAACGTTAACTTTGGTTACTGTTACTGGTATGGAGACTCTAGCACCGCTATCTCTACCTATAAATGTGATTGTTGTCTGAAGCTGAGATCTGGCCCCGAATAGGGTGTTGACCGTGGTTGCTGTAAGGTTAATCGTAGATCCAATCACTGTTTTGGAAACGTTTGTTCCTACCGTTGTTGTTCTATTTAATCTGGCAGCTTCGTCTGTGTTGATTCCTACTCCTTCGAATGTG